CTTCCAAGTGTAAGGGGTTGTTCATTTCTAGAATAATGATGATATGAGGATTTTCGCCCTCGTCTTTTGGAAAAGCCTATTATTACTGGGTTTAGTGAACCCTGAGCGCAAAATTCAATAAATCTAGATTACGCTTGGTTTTAGACGAAACTTGTTCAAACTGACTCATTATCCGATCATTCCTGCTCATTATACGTTTAGAATTAGATCATTGTTGATCGTTTAACTTTCCTTTAAATACACTTTAAACGCCTTTTAAACACTGTTTAAATATTTTGAGCTGCTGATATTTAAACTTTTTCGGCAGCTACAATTGTATTAAATGTTGGGCCTAGCTCTACAGTGATCATAAAACCTTGATACGATATTTTTACTTGATTGCCTATATAAGCAAATGTATTTGGTTTTTGAACAGCGTTCATTAGTTCGTGAACTTGTTCAATTGCTAGCTGGCCAGTTAAGAACTTTTCAATTTGAGCACTGCTGATAGTAACAGCGCTACTATATATAGGTGCGTTTTTACGTGATAGCTCGTTTAGTAAATTTACAGGCAAGTGCCCTAACGTAAATTGCTGGGTATCTGGTACCGACTTTTTAAGCGCTAACTTTGCTGCATGTAAGTTTACCTGCTTTATATAGTACTGCTGAGATTTTAAAACTGCTTCGTTAAATTGTGGTACCGCTAGCTTTTGAATGTCAGTTGATATAGTCATAACTGATTTTCCCGCTGCAATGTCTGCGCCTAGCCATGCTTTACCAGGATTATAATCCCAACCCAAATCAATGCCTGGTAACTTACTCAGTTCTTCACCTGTTGATGGGTCTACAAATTTAAATGACTCAGTAAACTTTTTAACTGATTCTGGTTTAGTTACTGATAATCCCATGCGTGCAATATCACGCGCATTAAGTGATACCACCTTGCACCTGCAGTTATAACCATTCGGCGGATAATGCGTATCCCAAAACGAATGATCCACTGCCAGTAAAATGTAATTCCACTTACCGTGATCAGGTCTTACGCGGCTATCACCTGCAGTTAAGTATAATAAATAAGGTCTGCGCTCTTTTAAACGCTCTTGTTGTTGCCAGCGTCCAGCTGCACGCGCAGTGTTTTTGTTGTTTTGATAAATAACTTTTGTACGCCAACCCCGTTTGCCATTGTATGACCAACCGTGATCATCAACTATTTTGTCAAAGCGTTTTCTAAAGTCCGATATAGTCTCGCCGTCACTTATCGCTTTATCTACTGCTTTATATAGCTCGTTTATAATTTCGATTTGTGTTGCACCGGCAACGGTAAATGCTTTGGCGTGAATTAAGCCCTGTAAGTCTTTATATGACTCACTGGTAAGCTTAATTTTATCTTTGAAATGAGAAATGGCTTCCTCGAACTTAACAAGGTCGCCATATTGTGGAGCTAGTAAGGCCATATTAGTGCTCTTTTAGCGACTGTTGAATGTCTTGAATTTCATTTCTACGAGAATTATCACGGCTATTACCAAAGAAGAAATTCAATATTGACGCTACAACGGTGCCCAAAATAAAGCCCAAAATGGTGTCTGCAAAGCGTGTTGCGGTCTCCGGTATGGTTAAAAACGTTATACAACCTATGTATATAACCGTTGCGACCGACCAAAACCACGCATAGTAATAAATGAAGCGTTTAGAAAACTTATCATCTTGATTAAGTGCCTGTATTTGCATGTTTCGGGCGCTTTGAGTGTTTTTAAACGCTAAATCATCAAGCTCTTTTTCACGGTTTAAAATGCTTTGCCTAAGTTCTTGCTGCAACGAGCTGGATTGCTGGATACGGTTCATTGCTTCTTGTGGAGACCCCCCATTGGTGATGGTTTGCGCCATATCAACAACTTTAGACGCGACCTTTGATCCATTATCCCCCCCTATCCAACCGCCTATTTTTTTATCCAGGCCTGTGAGCTTTGCAAGGCCAAGTGCTATCGTAATCGGGTCCATAGTTATACCTTTATATAGTCATCGTAAGTTTTGCCGCAAATTTTAATAAGCTCTAAACCTTCAAGCTTTTTATACTGACAAACCAGGCTTTTAGCAGTTGTAAAATCGCATGTGTGGTATTGAGTTACTTCATAAAGCTCTGGCATTTCTTTTTTTGCACGGCGCTTACCCCATATTTTTTCAAAACTTTTAATTGATTTAGCCGTATATTTTGCACGGGTTCGTTTCCGCCAAACATCAGGAATACATGCAGGGCGCTCGTTGTCTTTAGAGTACCAGCCGCCCTTAATTACATCGTCTACATAAACAACTAAGCTTGTTTTAGACTCAGATACGCGCCCGCGTATCACGGTTATTTCAAACTCACCGTATTTGAAAATGACAGAGCCAAAAAGGCCAGCTAACTGCTTTTCTATCTCTGCCCACTGCTCTTTAGAAATGGCCATGAGCGCCCCCTACAGTTTTGCTATATCGAGTGAAACTGCTTGCTCTATGCCTTTATCATCTTGCTTGTAAAAGCGGATAAAACGGGTTGAATCAACCACTCCAACAGACTCAGCAATAATATTCATTGCTTTGGTCCACTTGCCAGAATCGTCTGAAATTTCAAGTTTACGCAGGGCTAAAATGCGTTGCGGGTTAAGTGAACCTTGCTTATCGGTATTGAATGTTTTGCTTACAATGGCTTTAATGTTTTGGTTGCCGCCTTCGGTCCATTCGTCCAGGCATTGATCGATTAACTCTTTTGCAAGGCTAAGCTCTGGACCAAGTTCAATGCGTTCTTGAGTTTGTAGGGTGACTTTTAATTGGCTGTCAAAAGTGCGTAGTGTCACATTGCCTTTTTTACCGCCTAAGTTAACGCCATGCTCTTGCGCTAATAGCTCTATAAAATCGTCAGCTTCAGCCATTAGGCTTTGTTTAAATTCTGCCAGTGTTTCTTGCATTTCAAGGGCTTTATCAATGGCTTTTTTAACAAACTCATCTTTGATCAAGTCAGTTTGTTTAATGTTTGCAATGGCAACTAAATTACCTTTACCATCTTTTAAGTAACCTTCAGGAACATTATTCATCGTCTATCTCCACAGTTTTTGAATTAGCCTCGTTCATGCCTGCCATAAATTCATACTCCATAGCTGTTTTGGTAACGTCTACCAGTGCTGAGTTTGAAATATCAGGAAATTGTGAGGTTATTTTTTGCTTAAGTTCGTCTAGGCTTTTAGCTGCCTGAGCAAATTGATAAATCTGTTTAATGGTGTCGTCAGTTGCGTGGTCAAATACATCCAATTCGTGGGTAAGCTCTACGCTGTCGGTTGGTTTTTTGGCAAACTCAGTTTTAGCAGGTGTTGCAATGCCATGGCCTTCGTCGGGCACATCAAGTATTGCTTCACCGTCTTTTGGCTTTGGTACACCGAGCTCTTGATATGCCCACTCTTCACCAACTGGCACAATACGCGCTGTTTCGCGTACGCGTGTTACTGTGTCAGTGTTAATTTCGCGTTTGTCTTTAAATATGAATTTTGGCGGCTCACCACCGTCAAAATTTACCGTATGAAGCGAATTTAAAAGCTGATTACGATAAGAGGCTACAAGTGCCCTGTCTGAGCGTTGGTTGTCGCCAGCACGTTTTGCATGGGTTTCGCTGGCAGCACGTGCGCCGCCATTTTTTTGCTCTGTTGCTAAGGTTTGACTGGTTAAAGCTTTGCTTATTTCAGCATTACAAAAGTTAACTAAGCGCTCGGGCACTGGCTCGCCAGAAAGCTTGCTTTCAATAATATCAATGCTGGTGTCATCGGGTATGGCGGCTATGCCATCTTGAACAAGCTTAGCTAACCCATCAAGTAAGTTATTTATGTCTGAATCTTTACTGCCTATTGGGTATTTACCCACAGGAAATGGAATACCAAAGCGCTCGCACAGCTGCACAAAAAACTTAAAGCCGCCATGCTTGAACGTCCATGGCCAAAAGCAACTACTTAATAATGCAATACCATACGGGTTTTCGGCGCTTGGCATATGGCGAACACATGACCAACGGCGCGGGTCTATGATTTCGCCTTGTGGTTTGTCGCTGGTTTTTACTAGTAGTTCGTGATCACTGTTAAATGCAAAACGGCTATTACGCCAGGTCTCTACATACTCAGGTTGCCAATGACCATCCTGTTTAATGTATTTGCCCAAATGGGTGACACTAAAACCGTTTAAAATTGCGCTGTAATTGTGCCAGTCCATATCGGCCCATTCTGTATGAGCACAGGGTTTACGAGCAAAAAAGGCTTTAGCCAGTTCATAACTTTTTAAACTGGCAGCATCGTCACCGCCTGGCACAAGCTCAGTATTAAAACTGAATAAGCCACTGCGTAGCGAGCGCAACTCGCCAATAACGTGTGCATCACGGGCTATCTCTTCATAAATAGCGGTGTTTTTACCTGCGCGGCGTAATATTGGATCAGGGTTTGGTAGCTCAGTAATAAGCGACGTTAGGCTTGGATCTAAACGGTTTTGGTCAAACATACGGGTAAGCGCTGCGTATGCGTTAGATTTAATACGTGGCTTGCTTTTAAACATGATAGCCCCTTATTTGTTTGGTCACTTTGCGGCTATTAACACGGGGAATACCGCCCGCACCAGTACTGGCTACCGTCCATAAAATGGCTAAGCCACAGCTTAAATCGTAGTGATGGTTTGTTTGCTTCTCTGGCCAGTTTTCAAGCTCATCAAGGAGTAAACGACACCGTGAGTGAAAGGCAATTTGTGCGGGAGTATTCGTTACATATGTTTCTAACGAGCCTATACGTTCCTCAGCAGGTATGGTTGCAGTAACACCGCGTAACGGTAGCGCTATACCTTGCTCTAGGCCTGTAGTAATAAATTGGCTGCGCATAAAATCAAAGGCGTTATTGTTCTCAAAGCCCCACACTCGACAGTTATATTCTTTTTGTGCGCGTATTAAATCGTTAAGTAAACGGCTGGTACCACGAACTTTACGGCTTTCATATTCAACATGTAGCTTTTGCAATTCATTAGAGTAAAAGCCTACTAATATAGCGCTGGGGTCAGCCTTTTCGGTTTTGCCCATGCTTGGGTCACATGCACCGTAGGGTATCCAATCGCTTAGGCGGTCAACCCAAAAATCAAACTGATAAAATATGGCTTCTTCGTCACTTTTGGCAATACCTTGCATTTCGCGGTTAAACTCACGCTTATTAGCCGCCCACATACACATTAAATCGTAAAGCGAACGCACACTTGGCCAACTGGTAGTTGCACCTTTAAGCATTTGCTTTTTACGCTTTAACCAAAACTTAAACGAGGGTTTTTGCTCGGTTGAGACCGCATCACCTTTGGCTGCGGCACGTTTTTCAAAGCGTTTGTCATCATGCACCATTAAATCGCGGCATTCTTCCCATAGGTCCATGCGTTCAGGCATTTGTTCAATGGCTTTAAAGCGGTGAACAATGTGCCCTGGTGCTTCTTCGGCGCGGCTTATTGGGTCATCATTGTTTAAAACAGTGTTTACACCTAGGAATTTAACGGTGCCATCTGGTGGGCCAAGGTATTGCACTGCTGCTTCTAAGAAGCGCCAGCGGTTATCACGTTCAGTGGGAGATTTCGCCTCGGCATCGGTAATAATGTCATCGGATAGCAGTAGCTTAGGGCGGCTTGCGCCATGGAACGTACCACGTACAGATTGCTCAGCACCACGGCTTTCAAACCGCACACCTTGCGCCGTTACAAACTCGCCTAATTTCCATACGGGGGATTTTTGGCACACTTCGGGAAAGTCTAACGCAAGGTTATTATTGTTAAGCAGCTCGGTTTTAACTACCTCGAGTGTTTTGGTTGGCATTTTGGTTTCTGCGCCAAACAAAATAACAAAGTCGATGAATTGGGTTATCTTCTCTAAGCCCAGGTCTTGGCATATATCAGGGTCTTGTAGTAGTGCCTGCACAGCAACATACACGGGCGCTATTTTTACGCCAAGGGTACTTTTACCCTCACCACGCGGGGCCACAAACCAGTTTTTCCACCCGTTTTTAAGCTTGAGTGCTTCGGGAAACCAGTTCATAAAGTAGCTTTGAAACTCAGAAGCCTCTTGATTGTCATCAAGCCACATATGATGTGGGAAATACGTATACACAAAAAACTCAAAGTCGCCACTAAGTACACGTTTACGACGCTCTTTAATTGCTGCGGGGCTTGGGTCAATGTTGCGCTCTTTTGCTTCAATATCGCGGCGTAGTGAACCGGTGATTTGCTCTATTTCAGCTAAAAATTCACGTGAATTCATATCAGCCATTAGTCATCTAACTCCGTGTCGAGCTTAGGGCCAAAGGCGGTAAGTATTTCAACAAACTCTGGCGCAAATTCAGGGTATTTCGTGGATACAAACTTAGCCAAAATTTTAAGTACTTCGGTAGCAATAGTCCGCTTTTCAAGACGTTTATTACCGCCCGACACTTTCATGACTTTGCTCATCATATCGGTGAGTGAGCTGAGTATTTTGGTTCGTTGATCAAGTGGCAGCGCTGCGCCCTTAGGTGATTTTAAAAGCTCAAATGTTTCGTTAACTTGAATGGTGAATTCTTCAATGAAATCGGTAGTAAACTCCCCTGCAGTACCTTCGCTACGGCGGCTTGCTGCACGGGCTAAATCCCAATCGTCGCCGTTTTCTTTGGCTTCCATTTTCCATCGCCTTGCGGTCCCATCGGCCACATTGTGCTTAATCGCAGCAACACTCAGCGCAAGCAACTCTGTTACATAGCTGTGACGAACTGCGTTCTTCTTTTCAGCTGGGTGTGCCATTAGCCCGCCATCCCATTTTTTACAGCATAGGCAATAAGCGACACAGCCAAACCCGCAGTGCCACCCATGGCAGCTACTTTAACGCGTTGGTTTGTTAGTTTTTCTTCAACCTTCGCTAAGCGGTCATCTTGCTTATTAATGGCTGCAATCTGGCGTTTTTCGCTTTTTTCTATATCAAGCTTTAATCCGTCAGTTATCTCTTTTTGGCGCGCTTCGCTTTTTTCGATGCTTTGATGGATATCGGCTTTAATGTCTTTTAAGTCATTTAAAATAGCCGCCTGACTACCCTGAATTTCACCGATGGCTTGAAATAATAAGTTTTCTTGTTCTTGGTTCATGGGTGGTCCTTACGGGTTAAATACTTTAATGCCCGTCCATGTAGGCGTGCGTACATCAAAATGAAACCAACTCACTTGCCCTTCAATGGCAGTGATATAGGGGAATTCTTGCGGGTGGGCTAATACGTAATTACGTACTTGCTGAGCGGTGTAATTAGTAAAACTGCAATCGAATGCTTTACCTAGCTTGTGCTGGCTGCGTTTTGCGCCAATAGTGCAATCCAGTGGGCGATAGCCACGGTATTGATTAGCGCCACCCCAGCTCCAGCTATTTACGGTGCATGGGCCAAACGTGTCGCGTAACTTTTGCAGCATACGCAATGCGCGATCATCAAATAGGTTGATTAAAAATAAAGGGTCGTCTTGATAAAGCTCAAATATGACTTTTGGTACTAATTCTTGAAACGTAAAGCTTGGGGCAGTTGGTACCACCACTTTTCTTTTAAGCGCCATGCTGCTGAGTCCTCATTTTAGTTAAACGTTGTTTTGTTAGGACGTAACAGGCAGGTAAGCGAGTACTACGCACCGGTTTTTTGTTAGCTGGGTTTAGCAGCTGTTTAACGCGGGAACGCAATGCGGGCAGGTCTTTTAACGGGCAACGGCGAGAAATTGCTATTTGCTCGGCTTTAGAACTGGCCTTAATAATTTGTTGAGCTAAAAACTCAATAATTGGCGCATGCACTGTATTTGTCATGCTGGTAGTAAATCAATTTAGGGGATTGGGTAACACTGTAAAGTTGTTTGCGGCTGGGGCTTTCGGGCTGGTCTATTAGGGTAGAATAAAAAGGCTTACCAATACAAGGGGGCAAGCCAATTTAATTTAAATGAGGTTTAAACATAGTTTAAATACAATTATATTTTTTTGAAACTGGCGTCCCAGTCGCTGTAATCAGTATCGATAAAATCAATCGGTGCGCGTGTTACTTTAAGTTGCACTTGTATTTCTTCTTTACCACTTAATAATACCCCTAATGAAACTTCATTGTCCGCGTAATCACCAGCAAACATATCAGTAAGAAGTTCTTCTATGTTATCAACTGCTTTTTCTGCTATTTCTCTTGCTCCACTCATTATTAACCCTTTATTTCTCTAAATGCTTCGCGGTATTCGTCCATCATGCCTGTTGTATCTAGGCCAAATAGCTTGCGTTGGTTGATATACCGGTTAAGCAGGCTTAAACCGTATTCGTACTGCCACCGCTTTGGCTTTTTACCGCCGCTAAGTTGCAAGGCAGTGAGCAGTACAAAGTTATTGCTTTGCATGTTTGTGCTTGGGGTAAGTTTGGATTCTTACCTCAGTACCGTCGGTAATACGGATAAACTCAAACCAACAATGAATGCACACAGTGTGATCGTTATAAACCTCGCCCTGTGGTGGGCGCATGGTTTTTAACGTGTTATTGCACTCAGGGCATTTGTAATGAATAACTGGCTTACTACGTAATATTGCGCTATTAAAAAATGCCTGGCATTCAGCTTTAATGTCTTTTAACAGTTCCATGATGCCCCCTACAAACCATTGTCTCGTTGATATTCACGGCCGCAATAACAGCAATGCGAAGCGGCTATTGATATTTCGTTTTTAGTCATATTACGTGCATGGCCCCCGCCTTTTTTTACGGCCCTAAATTTAACTTCAATCTTTGGGTTTACTGGTGCATATTGACCGCCAGAAAGCATGTATGTTTGCCCTTGCCATCTGAAAGAAACATCAATAGCGCCTTCAGGTATTTTGCCTTGATCTGTTAAATGCTCTTTAACTCGGTTTAATGTATCTTCAAAACAGTTACATGCTTTGTTTTCTGTATTCGTATCCATGTTATTCCCCTACAAACTTAAATTTAATTGTGTTTCGTGCGCCCGTTCGTCTTGATATGCACTGTAAATACTGCTTACTTGCTGGCGGGTGATCTTAAAACGCTTAACCAGCTGTTGAATGTTGCTGCTTTTGCTGTCCAGGGCTTCACAAATTTGTTGATTACGAATTTGCATAAGTACTTTGTGCAGCATGGGTATTTGATAGCTTGAGCCTACGTTTGCGTCTATCAGCTCTTGCACCAGGGTTTTACCAAATACCTTAACTACTTCGTGTTCCTCCGTTGGCTTTTCAGGGATATAAAACATTTGCCCTTGTTGCTCGGTGAGTACCGCAATGGTTTGTTCAACACCCAAGTGTTTAACAATACGGCGCAGGCCGTGCGGTAATGCCCGTAAATCTATGCTTGATTCGCTCATGATTGCTCCTCAAATAAATAATCTAAGCCATTTTCGCGGTCTATTTTGCGTTGCTCTTGGTAAGCCTCTACATCACGTCGAATACGGCATTTTTGCTTGTCTTTATCTTTAACATTACGATAGCGCTTTTCCTCGGTATAAGGCGGCTTACGCGGGTTAATAGTAAAGTTTTGGTACTCTTCGTAATTAGCCATTTACGCCCCCTGCTTTGCTTTATGGCGTGCAAGCCATTGCTTAAGTACTTCAATAATGTGCGGCCATTGCTGGGCGCTTTGGCTGAGCTTTTTGCCTTGTAAGTGTTTTTCACAAAACGCATCGCAGGCCTGTTTTGAATCAATGTTTACCGCACCTGCGCGGCTTAATTGACCCCATAGGCTGTAAATCATTTTTAGCTGTGCGGGTAACTGTGTTTTACCCGCATTTGGGTTCATAGCACGGTAACGTGCAAGCAGCTGCTGTTGTTCAAGCTTGGTTAGCCCTGTGCTGGTGTTTACACGGCCATCACAAATGTACGACACATTAAGTTGGTGGGTATCTTGGTCGATACCCGCCGCCTTTTGTGCAATTTTGATTTGTTGGATCAAGTTACTCATGCGCTTTCCTCCAGAGCTTCAATTTCAAACTGTGGGGCTTGGCCTATACCAATAATTTTAATGCCCCAATCTTTCATGCCCTCGGTATAAATAAGCGGGAATTCACGATATATGGTATTAAAACGCCTAGCAGTATGTGCATGTGAGTTAACTTCGTGTACATGATGAATACTAAATAGCTTGTCGGCAGTAAGGGTTGCAAAGGCCGCTTTAATGTTGCCATCGCATTTGTCTATTAGCTCGCCTTGCGGGTCTTTTTTAGCAAGTAGGCTTAGCATTGTTGCGTTTGTTACCAACGAGCTAAACGCTAAATGTGCTGTATAACGTGATGTGTTTAATTTTATTGTAAATGGCATAATTAAATCCTTATTTAAAGTGTGTTTAAACAACGTTTAAACTGCTGGTTTATTAAGTACTGATGAAAAAATGCCATTGACTAACAACTTGTCTACGGCGGTGTCTGGGTTTTTGTTGGTGTGGTTAAGCAAGTGCGGTAGCAAGTTTTCAACCAGCTCACGGGCGTTACCCTCAACGCGTTTGTGCAGCCATTGCCACCACTTTGCGTCGTCTTGGGCAAGTTTTACGGTGCCCTCGGTGAGCTCTAAAAACAGGGTGCGAATATCTTCAACGGTAATTTGGCCTATGGGTTTTGGCCAAAAGCACACGCGGCTTGCAATGAGTTCGTAGCGCTCTTGGGTTTGTAGCTTGTCTACTAACTGAATATTTCCAACCAGGGTTACGCCTACAATGGCTTGGTCGCTTATGGTGCGCAGTGGGTCGAGCGAGTTAGGTTTGCACTTGTCGGCCTCGTCTAAAATTATTAAACGGTCGGTATCGCGCAGTGCTTGAATAATTTTTTGCATGTTTTTGTACGCGCTTGGGCAGCGCGATAAGCCCAGGGCTAACGTTAGTTGCTCAAGCACTTGGGTGCTGCTGGTTTGCTCACTGCCAGCAATTAAAATGGCTTCTTTGTTGTGGCGGCAATACTCCGCAATACCTTTGGTTTTACCCAGCCCTGCTTGGCCTGCAAACACACTAAAGCGTTTACGTTGGCGAGCTTGGTCGCAGGCCATAGCAATAAGCTTTGATGTACTGGTAGGAATAAAGCGCACATCACCGTACACAATGCTTATTTGTTTGCGCTCTTTACTAGGTTTGCCTTGATCAACTTCTGCAGGGCAAATAAGTGCCCAAATATCATGTAAATGTTTAGTAGGTTTTGCGTTGTATTTACCATTAATTAATTGGCTAATAGATGCAGGACTTTTACCCATACTCACTGCAATGCTTGCGCTAGTAATGTTTTGTTCGCGTATTTCAGGTGATTGTAAGCGCAGGCAAATACGTCCTGCCAGCTCACGATCAGCTTTGTTATACGACTTATTAAAGCCGTTACGTTTTTCAATCTCGGTGATGGCCGCTTCACCAAATAACTGGTGCCAAATTTGTGTAATTATTTTTTCAGGGTTGATGGTGCATTTGTTTGCCAGTACTTCTTTTACTGATTGCAGTGCAAAGCCACAGTTAAGTTCTTCGGCGGTCATGCCTGTGGTGCTTAGCTCTTGATTAATTAGCTCAACACGCAGGGTTTGCTCGGGCGTGTATGGGTGTGGTTGGCTATAGCTCATAAGTTGTTTCCTTTCGTAAATTAGGTTGATCAAGTAATTCGTTTAGGTCGATTTCGTGTTGTGGTTGTGCTGGTGTTACATCAAAATCAAAAATGTTTACCGGTGCTTCTTGTGCTTCAATACCTTTAATGGGTGCTGCAAACTTCGCCACTGAGTCAACATCAATAATGCGCTCCTGATTCTCTTGGGCTTCAATTTCACGGCGTTTGGTGTCTATGCGTTTTAAGCGACCAGTACGGCGTTTGCTTTCGGCTTGCTCGATGCGAGATGTAGGCACCGCGTGCGATTTAGTTTTTAAGTTAGCGAACATTAAAAACTCACCGTTTAGCTTATAAAGCTTGGTGTAGCTGTCGTCGTGTAGGTCGTAAGCGGCAACAAGCTCTTGGCCGTTAAACTGGTGTAAAAAGTCAGCTGAATAATCACGTTGATGCAGGCGGAAACGGCCACGGCGAATATTGACGGTTTCGCGTGGTAGCATGACAAAATCACCCTCTACCGGTGGCACGCGCTCAATGTTTTCATCCCACACTTGTTGGCGGGTTTTACCTTTAATCTCGGGGTGTTCGCTATTGTGGTAGTCGTTTAAAAATGCTTTAAACTCAGCTATCCATTCGTCTACTGTCGGTAGCTTACGTTTACCCTGTTTAGCCTCTTTAAGTACCAGTTGCTTATGGCGGTCGTCGTGGTCGCGGCCGCAATACGTACTAAAACGTTTACCAACACGGTCTTCCATGTGTAAAAAGAACCGCTCAATCCACTTAACACGGGCATTGCCTGGTATGGCAAATATTACGTCTATTTCAAACTGAGCATAAAAACCGGTGGTGTCGTCGTTCATTAGTTTGTTTTTGTAGCCAGAGCCGTTATCGAGATAAAACATGGCAGGCACGTTGTTATGTACTTTAATGGCGCGGCTAATAGCTGCGAGTGTATCGAGCGTACTTTCTGCGTAGCCGAGTTCCCAGCCCACAATGCAGCGGCTTGCTACGTCTTGAAACGCAGTTAACTCTGCGCGGTATGGCTTACCCGTTTTAGGGTGCGCTAGGTATACGTCAAGCGTGTGGCCATCGCCGTTATACATAACACCAGGCTTTAAGTTGTCGGTTGAGCGCAACAAGTGGTCTTTATGTTTTTCACGATATAGTTTTGCACCCATACGATACGGGCTTTGTGGCCCTAGCTCGTGTGGCAGCGCATTTATAAAACGGCGTACTTGGTGATGCTCAGCCTTGTAGCCCTCTTTGTTTAACTGATCTGCCACTTGCGCAAAGCTTGGGCTATTAGGGCTGTGGTAAAGCTCAAGGCTACGGGCAAGCCAGCTGTACTGGGTTTGTGCTTTGCCTTTATGGTTAGGTAGTAACCCATTAATGCCGTTGTCTTTATAGGCGTTGCACCAATTATAAATGGTTGCGCGCCCGGGTAATTTACCCAGTGCATCAATAGCGGTTGAAAGTGTAGCCATTGCTGTATTGGTGCGGTAGGCATTAACCAGTGCTTCAAACGCTTTTGGTAACGCGCATTCTTGGGTTAATAAATGGCGTACTATTACCGCCCTACTTTGGGCTTTTTTACGGGCTGTTTCGCTGGCATTTTGCCAACTTAGCTCGTTACCTATACTTGGTAACTTATTGTATTTTTGAACTGCAGGATGCATTGCTCTTTCCTACTTTTGGGTATTAATACGGTCGTTAAACATGGCGAGCATGTATTCACGGTTTGCTTGTGCGTCTTGCCATTCGTCTTCGGCAAATTGCGGTATGCACTCAGCGCCGGCTAAATGCTCTGGGCCAAACTCACCGCTTAAACGGTTTAACATGTGGGTAATGCGTTGCTGTACGGCTAACCATAAATGCCAGGTTGTTTGCGCAGCACCAATGCGGTGGTTTAAATCAAGGTCGCGGGCGTTACAAAGTTGCTCGGCCATGGCTATAAACTCTTCGAGCGACTCGTTAACAACGGCATTATGTGCAAACGACTTTTGGCGCACCTGTGCAACCAGCATAGGCAGCTCGTACATTTGCTTAGGGGCCTTGGTTAAGCGCTCAGTCTCTAAAGCGTTTATGAGCGTGGTTGTTTGATCTTCAAGCTCGGTGTGTTTGTCTTTAAGCTTGCGAATTTCTTTACGGAACTCACGCACTGATAAGTCATTAAGTGTTTCAAGGTCGTCGTCATCTAACGATTCAACAGTTTCAACCGGTAAGCGAGCCATTTCAATTAACTTGCTTTTGTTCATGTTTAAAACGGCGGACGTCCGCCGTTTTGACTCCGGCAATGCTAAAAACATTTTCGCGACAGTCATTGATTCCCTAACAGTTCTAGGAGCTAATGAATACTCACGTATTTTTGATTCAAACTCGCCGTGAGCGGAATGCATTTTGATCGACATATATAGAAGCCCGCGTTTTGCTGTATCTATAAGTGCTTGCTCTTCCATCTGAATAACTAGCTGCCATGCACTTTCAACATTGTCAGGCATCACTAGATGAACTTGAGTAGCCATAGATTCAATTTTTTCAGCTAGCTGTTGTTGCTCTTCTGTACTAAAAACCTGAATTTCAGACGGTTCTTGGTCTTTGATAGTCATTGTTTTGGCCTTATTTATTCAGTTAGAAAATCAGAGACTTCGAATTGAGGGTTTTGTGGGTCGCTAACAGTTAGCTGGCTAAGAATGGATTGCTGGCTTTTTTTCTTTGCCTCAATTTCCATTTCAAGCTCAGCATGCTTTTGGAGCATTTGCGCTCGTTTATCTACGGGCAAAAATAATAAAGGTGCTAACAAAATTGAGGCTGGCTCAATTGTTTGCAGTGCCCAGCATAATGCTGGTAATAAATGAATTGGCATTTGTTGCGGTTGGCTAGGTGCAAACCATTTGTTTAATTTTACTTGGTCGACATCGCTATTATCTGTTGCAGCGTAGTTCATTCGATCTGCAAGCTGTGCGCGTGAAAAGCCACTTTTACGCATACACACATTTACCGTTTGGCAAAACTTATGGTACACGTCGCATTCTGGCGGTACGTCATCGTGTAATAGACTTTTTATTTGATTTGAATAGTTCATAGTAAATATCCCCTGCAAATTAACCTGTTATATCTAACTTCATTACGCCATGCTTTGTGGTGCTGGAACTGGTTGCTTATCACGTAGTGCCGCATAAATTTGCTGTTTGCGCTCAGTGCGGTCTTTTGGACCTCTGCGTGTTGTGCCGTCGTATTCATCTGCGAATACTTCGGCTAATTCAAGATCAAGTGATAACGCAATTGCCTCAGCTACAGGCTTAGAACGAGCTGAACGTTTTGCCACATTGGTTACATGAGAAGGTGTTATTTCAAGCGCATGGGCTATATCTGTAAACGTAATATCGCGCTCTCTAAGGGTTTTCTTGATTTCTTCAAATGTCATTTTTTTAGAAGTCATGGTAAATTAATCCTATGTAAAATGTTTTATGTAATTTGTTTGGCGTTTTGTTGTTTTATAAATTAGTGACAAATAAATTACATGTCAAGTAAGAAAATAAATATTTCTGTAAAATAAATTAAAGGTTGACTGTAAAATATGTTTGGCGATAATGTAATGGAAGTTGACTTCACTGTTTTTGATCGGCTTGAAAACAAGTTAGGTACAAAAAGTGATAGAAGTTTATCTATAGAGTTAGGTTTATCACATGCAGGTGTTTCTATGGCTAGGCGGAAAAACACATTGCCGTATAACGCAATTGTTGGAACTTGCATAAAGCATAGGATTTCACTTGACTATATTTTTGGAATCTCGCCTATCGAAACTGGTGAAGTTAACAAAACTAGCTCTGAGCATGCTCAGCCAGTATTAGGTGTTGATGATTTATTAGCGGCTAATGCTTTGGTTGAAAAAGTTTTAGAGGAATTACTTTATACAAAAAACTTGCCTGCGGAACGTGAACTCTTAATTTGCAAAAAGTTAAGACCAATGCTTATTCAAAAAGCTTTTGAGCATAATATGAATGAAGTGTTTGTTAAAACAGTTGCTGAGGGAGCGTTGTATATGGCTTAAATGGAAAATATATATGTTTAATAATAAATTTAAAATTGCAACTTTACTATGTGCTGCATTAACTGTTTGTAATGTTGCAGCCCTCACTCCTCTTAAAGACCGCGCTGTTATTCAGTATATGAGTGCAGATATTTTACTACCTGATAATTCATTACTTAACGTTGATATGAGCTTTGATTGTGGTAGTGATTTTTCTAAAACGGCGATGATCATAACCAGTGATGCTGGTGCGCATTTACTTGCAACGGCATTTGCAAGCATGTATGGCAATGCTGCTGGTGATCAGGTTCTTCGTAGTTGGAATACTAAAGTAAATGAAAGTGACCCACGCAAGCCTACTTTTTTAGTTGTGACTCCTCCTGAAAATGCACATGAAAATTGGTATGAAAGTGGTATATCCAAAAATGCTACAAAAACGTTAAATTACAAAACAAGCTCATTAACATCTGATGATTTAGAAGTAACACTGCCAATTGTTAAACCATATTGTGGTTCTAGAGACCACAGACCGACATTGGCGCAATAAAGTTCACCAGGAATAGTGTAAGCCAATTTATTGGCAATAATAAGATGGACACCATTATGAAAAAGTTACTATTTTTACTCTTATTTATGTTGAGTAGTTTTAATTGTTTTGCGTTTAACATGCAGCATTTGAACGCTGCTGCCCAAGATAATAATAAGAATATTTATTTTTCTTCGCATGATGGTGTCTATCGTTTTGATGGTAGCCATTACCTAAACCTATCCAGCATATCCGCTTTACCAAAACGATGGACAAGTGATGTTATTTTTCAATCACCTGGCTACTTGTATATCGCATACAAAGACAGTGATGTATGGCAATTTGATATCCACACGCTGGAAGCAACTAAACTAAGTGATATTACAGCAAGTAAGCTTGCATCAAATAACACGCATTTATTTATACTAGGTAGAGAACAACTTACTTTACTCGACTTAAAAACATTAGAATCTACGCAGCCACTAAGTAAAAAAGCTAAAATGTTTGATGTATCGGCCTCTGCTAATCATGGCTATGTTATGGCTAATGACGGTGTCTATGTGATTAATGAAAGCGGTGCCCGTTTGATAGATGGTACGAATGTTAGTAAGGGTGAACTTGTTGCTACTCCTTATGGAGTCGTTTATTTTTTAAATGATCATATTACTTCGTATTCATACTTGAATGACGTAAAAATAGTTAATGATAAAATTACAAGTGCAAGACACTTACGTTTTTCGCCTCCTTATTTTTTGTATTATGTTGATCGTGGTTCAATTAACCAAGCTGAGATAACTCAACTTTCAGTCTTGCAAAAAGGCATAAACCCACGCCCGCAGGCATACAAAGATTTGTTCGTGGATGATGAACAAAACCTTTGGACATTAGATGTTAGTAACTTTGAAGTTGTTTCTTCTAAGGTTAGGCTTGATCGTCTTTCGGTTGCTTCTATTTATAATGTTATTGCAACAGTGAATGATAAAACCTGGATAGGCACTGATGAAGGGTTATATACGTATGAAGATGGCCAGTACTCAGAGTTAAATAATTTAAATCAACAAATATCAAAACTTGGCTTTTCTGTAACGGCATTAATTCAAGAAAATGACACTGTATTAGTTGCAACTAATTTAGGCGCCTATGCTATTAACTTGAATACAGAGGTTGTGACTCAGTTCTTTAAAGGTTATGTGATTAACCTAGCCGTTATTGATAAACAAATTTACTTATCAACGAATGATGAAGGCGTGCAAATATTTAATTTAGAGCTGTCTCAGGTTGATACAGGTTACATCAATAAATTTTTGCCTCATGAGATTGTTTGGGCAACTAAGAAACTTGACGGTAAGCTCTATATTGCTAACGAGAAAGGCTTAGTATCGTTTAATGATCGTGGTGATGCATCTATTGAACTTGAGAAATATGCACCTGTAGCGGATGTTCAGTTGTTAGGTAATACGCTTTATGCTGCGACCTATGGAAATGGCTTATTTAGAAAAGTTGATGGTAAGTGGGAATCTGTTGTTAGCCCGTTATACATTAACGAATTGCACTCATTAAGCCAGGAGCTGTATTTATCTACCAATCATGGCATTCATAAGTTTAGTATGGACGATGCTTACACGAACTTATTAGAAGGAACTGGCGACCATTCATTTACACCAAATGGTATTTTAAACATTAACGACAAAATAGTTGCTGTTAGTAACCAGGGTGTAATACGAGTCGAAATAAAGAAGAAGGAAGCTGTACTAAATAGCAGTATTAGTTACATTAAGACAAACACGAAAACTTTTTTAAACCCTGAAACATTAAAAGTTAATAACTCAGGTTGGCTTGATATAGCTTTAACTAATTATAGCTATACGCTGAATGATCACATCAGTTATCAATACCGCTTAAATATGAGCGAATGGCATGACATACCAACTCCACTTATACAATTAAACAAGCTAAATCCTGATACTTATACACTTGAATATAGAAGTAAAATTAATGGTGGCGTGTGGAGTAAACCGCAAGAATTTAGTTTTGATGTGAGTGGGCCGTGGTACAGCTCTAATAGCGCGATGTGGCTTTATGCTTTTATATTAACAGGCCTTGCTATTTGTATTGCGGGCTTTGTGTTCTTTTGGTTGCAGAGCTTTCATCGTGTGTTTAAATCGCACCAAAAGCAGCTACAACGCGAAGGTTTAAGCGTTGCCGCTATAAACCTAGCAAATGGTATCGATTTATGTGGTGGTGATGAAACGATGGTTTGTGAGGGGTTGGTAAAACTTAAGAAGGCTCACGATATTTTAAACCCAATTGCTAATAGTCATGCAAGTCTTGGACATAACGACTTGGCTACAGCTATTGATATGCTCCACATTAAGTGTTTATCAAGAGATGGGATTTTGCCTGATTTTAATGTAACACTAGGAAAGGAAGTTCTATCAAGGCAATTGCAATGTGATATATACGCAGTGTTATACCATGCAGTAGAGAATGTATTTCAACATGCTAATGCAACTAAGATTACTGTTCACCTAAACAAGGTGGGTAATACGTTGATGTTACAAGTAATAGACAATGGGAAAGGATTATCAATGTTCACCCGTTCTGTAAATTTTGGCTTAGGCCATTACGTAATGGATAGCATTGCAAAAGAGTATAAGCAGCCAATTAAACGTACTTCAGGCAGGAAAGGCACTAAAGTTGTTGCACAGTTCCCAGTGATATTACAGCCAAAATCAATGAAAGTAAGAAAAGAAAAAGCCCCTAGTTAGGGGCTTTTTTTAGTTCACAGGAGATCTAAACGTCCATACATCATCAAACTTTCTCACAACTTCATCTAGTTGCTCAACAGTCATAAACTTTTCACCATCAAATACCAAGTCATAACCGCCACGAACTGAGCCGCCGTAACTGTTTGTAGCATTGTAGGTATAAAAATAGCACCAGTAACCGTAATCATACTTTGGAGAAATATTATCTGTAACTCCCATATTACTGGCATAACACTTATATGCGTTACTGATTTCAAGCAATTTAAGTGATGAAGGATCCTTTAATGTTGGTGGTATAAATTGCTTAGCCGCTAAAATTGCTTGTTCATTTGTTGGCTGGTCTGGGTAATTAAGCGTTTTAGCTTGTTCGTAAGCCTGGCCTGTAGACTTACAGCCCCCAATAACTGCCACAGCTGCGAGTGTTAAAAGTAGTTTTTTCATGTGTTTCCTTTTTTGTTTTTAATCCTGTTGGTTAAATTAACGACCCCGTTTTTATATGTAAAGGTTTTTAAGCTCTCTGTTTTTACCCGTTGCTCTTTGTAATGACTAAAACACGTTAACGCCTGTAAGTGATTTTGAGCGCCCTAATTTATTTTGTAGCTACATTGCCTTGCATGAAAACCGTTTAAACACGCTCAGTTAAATTTAAACGCAGTTTAAACATGGTTTAACTTGGATTTAAAGGTGGGGTTGTTTATGTTGGGATAATTAGCCTGATATACAGGCTAATCTTTAAAGAAGCGAGTAAGCCAATTTAAACTGAGCTTAAACTTATCTACTAATGCATTGTGCGAGTAAAACACCCAACGCCCATTTTCTAACCGTTCAATTTGTGCTGTTTTGTTTTTTGCCCTTATACGACCGTATAAAGGAAATATGCACTTGCACTCATCACAAACAGCATTTGCATCAAACGTCAGCACTGTTGGTAGTGGCAAGGCCACGGTGCCTTTTATTTTATATTGCGCTATTTCTTTTTTGCATAGTGGGCAAGCCCCGTTAATTGCAACTACGACAAACCCGTTTGATAATGTTATGGGTAATTGGCTGTCGAGTGTTGGTTCATCATAATAGCGAAATTCTGCTAGCACCCTACGTTTATCTACCATGTTTAAATTCTTTTTTATGTGCACATTTATTTGAGCAATAAAACTCGCCGTTTAGCTTAATGGGTGTGTACAGTGGACTATTGCACGACTTGCAGAGTGAGAACGCCTGGGCGTGGGCGTCAATTTCGCAGTCTGAGCATTGGCCGTCAAGAAACGTTATTTCGCCTTGAGTAAGTGGGTTATTGCATGAATTGCAGTGCGCCATCAAAAATTCCTTGCAGTGTGATTGATACCCGCTTAGCCTATATACGTTACCCCATTGTTAACGCTGTAAAGTCTTTTCCAGCGGTTCAATAGTCACTCTCCCCATACACTGGGTGCCACTTAGTAAGTTTATTGGCACTTGGAACATGGCAAACAAAACAACCCCAAATACCAAATTTAATTGGTTTGAAGTTTTTAGAGCAGGTACCCAAACTGACTCTAAAGGCGTTACTCATACATTTAGTGAAGCTGATTTAAACAGCGTTGTAAGCAACTTTAAACCTAAAACCGCTCCGCTGGTAATTGGCCATCCTAAAATGGACGACCCTGCTTGGGGCTGGGCCAGTGAGTTAAAAGCGGTTGGTGGCTCATTGTTTGCCAAAGCTGAAGACGTATGTGCAGAGTTTGCCCAAGCGGTTGAAAGCAAGCGCTACCCTAACCGCTCAGTAAAACTTGAAAAAGTGGCTAATGGCTACCAACTTGCGCACATTGGCTATTTGGGCGGTAAAGCCCCTGCGGTTGAAGGCTTAGCCTGGCAGTTTAACCAAGCTGATGACGCCGATACCCTTACCCTAGAATTTGCTGCCGGTGATATTGACAACATATCGCTGCACACATCAAACGCCCTTACCCGCCTTATGAGCAACTTACGCAGCTTTTTAACTGACCGTTTTGGTAGTGAAGCGGCAGATAAAGTTGTGCCGCATTACGAAGGTGAATGGTTAAAAGAAGAAACCATTATTGCTGAGCACGAACGTGCTAAAGGGATTGAGGGTGAAGGTGCTGAATTTAGTAAAGGCGAAGATGACGCCACCCCACCCACCCAAGAGGACAATGCAATGGATGAAAAAGAAAGAAAGGCGCTGCAAGACCAGATTGATGCAGCTAACGCTAAAAACGCGAAGCTTGAATACGCGCAGCGTGTTGCAGCGGCTAACACCTTTATTAACACCGAAGTAAATAGCGGTAAAGCTCCGCGTTTAACCAATACTGAAGGTGTGGCTGAGTTTATGGCCAAGCTGGATGACGGCGACACCACCTTTGAGTTTGCTGCCGCTGACGGTAATAGCCAGGCGCTAAAACCAGCAGAATGGTTTCAGGGTTTTTTAAAGGGTCTGCCTGAACAAACGGGTTTAACTCACGAGTTTAATAAAGACGACAAAGACGGCGAAGTCACTGACGACAGTGCAGAAACATTGGCAGCGAAAGCGCTTGAATTTCAACAATCACAATCTAGCAAAGGCATTGAAATTAGTATTACTGCCGCGTTAGACCACGTTAAAAAGGCATAGAACCATGGCACAACCAGGATTAATTAGAAACTTTAGCGCTGAAGACGTTATACCGGCTAACCGTTTAGTGGTTGTGTCGGCAGCAGCAGACTTTCATGTTGGGTTGGCGATTGATGCCAGCGCAATGTATGCAGGCGTTACTGAGCAAGGCACTGACGAGCATTTACGTGTTGACGTGGTAATGACTCAAAGCGCACCGATTGAGTTTGGTGAAGCATTAATTGCAGGTACGCCAATTGTGGCTGATAGCGAAGGTAAAGCGGTTGAGTTTGACCCAGCTAACTTTGTGGGTGAAACACAAGTATACGTTGCAGGCTGGGTTATGGAAGATGGCGAAGCCGGTGTGATTGGCGACGTATTTTTAAACCCACATATAGTAGCAACAATTCCGAGCGCTTAATGCGCTTGGGTTAACTTAAATTTATAAAGTGAGGATTTGCCATGAGTAATGGTATGCCATTTACCCCCGACGTTGAGCAAACGGCCATAGCCATTGCTTATCGTAATAGAGCATTGGTTGCGGATACACTTGCACCTTATTCACCTGTTGGTTTACGTAACTACAAGTGGACCGAATTTAAAAAAGGTGAAAAGTTTACGGTTGTAGACGATAAAATAGGTCGTAAATCAACTCCCAATCAAGTTGAGTTTAGTGTTGAAGAGAGAACAGGCTCAGTGGTTGATCATGGTCTATCTGATGTAGTACCGAATGATGATGTAACTAATGCGCCGGCAAACTACAACCCGCGCACACATGCTGCGGAAAGCTTAACTGACTTAGTATTGCTTAACCGTGAAATACGCGTTGCAACTATGTATAACAAAGCGGCTAACTTTGGGAGTACTCAATCATTAGCTGCAGCAGGCCACAAGCGTTTAGATGACGACTCGCTTGATATTTTACCGTTCTTTCTAGACATGCTAGATGCGCCGTTAATGCGCCCTAATGCGATGACATTATCGCAATCGGTGGCAACTAAGTTGCGCACTCACCCTAAACTACTAAAAGCGTTTAATGGTACCAGCGGCGACCAGGGCTTAGTGCCATGGAGCTACATTAAAGAAGTGTTAGAGCTTGAGCATGTAACCGTTGGCCAAGCGCGTCTTAATACTGCCAAAAAAGGCCAAGCAGTTAATTTGCAAAAGGTTTGGCAAGATACCTTGTCGTTTACTTACCACGATCCGCTCGCCTCATTTAATAACAACCGCATGACCTTTGCGCTCACCGCGCGCTATGGCTCGCGTACGTCGGGGAACCGTGAGGTTTCTGCTGGTTTGAATGGCGGTGTTGAAATCATGGTAGGCGAAGCCGTACAAGAACAAATTATTGCGAAAGACTGCGGTATTTTGCTAACCAACGTGCTTACGCCAGCGTAATTAATCATTGTTGTTCCCTGTGTAAAGGCCCCAGTACCGACTTGCTCGGGCCTTTTTTTTACTAACTGAGGTGTGCATGTTTACTACAGAACAAGCAGTTATAGACAAAGTTGGCATTAATACGCTGTTGCAATTTGCGTCGAACAAATTTAACGAGGTAGGCAGTCGCGTGACGCGTGATGATGTTGAAGCCGCACTTTTAAGTGAGACGTACAGTGAGTTGCAAGAGCAAATTAATGCCTGGTATACGCAAGCACAAAAAAATGTAAATGCGGTTATAGCGGGCTATGTTTCGCGGTTTGCGTTAAACCAAGATGATATTAATAACTCTGTTTTACCCGGCATTGCTAACGATTTAATGCATTGTGAGTTAGCCCCTAACATTGCTGATGAAAACCTTAAAGCCCTTAAAAGTAACGCGATGGCGATGCTTGATAAGGTTAGTAAAGGTGTGATCCAAATTAAGGAAGATGCGCCTGCAGGCGTAAGAACTGGGATGCGAACCAAACCTGCAGGCTCTCAATTTAACTGGCCAGGTTATTAAATTGGCGGGTGTATTTATACACATAACGGGTAATGCACTGCCCCGCTTAACCCAAATTGCAAATGTAAGCGGTAATCCAGCTGATGTATTGGACGACATTGGTGCATTTTTAGACATGGACGTCACCACCCGATTTTTACGGGAAGTAACACCCGAAGGCCGTAAATGGGAGCAGTCGCAAGCAGCAAAAGACCGTGGCGGTTTAACGCTGACTGATGAGCGCAACCTTGCAGGCTCTGTTACGCACAATGTAAACGGAAATACGCTTGAGCATGGCTTAGGCGAAAAGTACGCAACTATACACCATTATGGTGGTGAAACTGGCCGCAATAAAAGCGTGACGTTACCCGCACGGCCAATACTGGGCATTGCGGCTGTGCAAGAAAATGAGATTAACGACATTATTACTGATTGGTTAATTTAAAGAGCATTTAAATGGCATTTAACTTTGATTTAAACAACATAGAAACCCTGCTAAGCCAAACAATCGTTAATGCAACGGTTGGGTTTGCTAGCGACTTTAACCATGTTCGCGAGCATGCCGTACACAGTGCACAGTTGTTTGTATTGCCATTGGCCGATGACAACACCAATACCAATGAAGTACATGGTATGGATGAGTATCAGGTTAAAGATGTGTTTGCGGTGATGATTGTGATCCCCTGCGCTGCAGGTAATGCCCATAGTGATGCACAAGTTAAGCAATTGCGTAGTGATGTAAAAGCCGCTATTGCTGGATGCCAATACCCTGGGTGGGACCCAATAAAGCTTGATAAGGGTCGAACCATTGAGCTTAACAAAAAAACCAATAACCTAATTTACCAGTGCCAGTTTAGTGTAACTGGCCTACATACCGTAACTGTGAAGGTGATGCCATGAGCAAACAAACCGAACAGCAATCAACGAAACACGCTGAACAAAAGGCTGTTGTAAATACAGGCCCGAAAAAGTCCCGCGCGATGACGATTGCCGAAAACGTTAACCAGGCGCTTGCAAGTGCTAAAGGTAACAGAGACGAGCTAGCCGGCGCTTTTAACTTAAAAAGTGGTGAGCTGATTAAAGTGGAGATTAAATCATGAGTTGGCGATTTAAAGACAAACTCATTTTAGCGGATGCCTTGGGCACAACTTTAACGGGCCTACATGCTATTTATGCCAGTGAAGTTGAATTGACCCTTGAAAGCGAAAGCGAAAAAGACGAGCTAGAAACCAGTTATAGCGGTGCCAGCCTTGAGACATTTTACGGTGAGCATATAAGCCTTAATTTTAAAACGCCATTGGCTATGAGTGGCACTGTGGGTAACGAACCTGCATTTGCTCCGCTGTTATTAGCCTGTGGCATGGTGCAAGTGGCTGATGCAAGCAGCGTTACGTTTACAAAAGGGGCAGCTGTTGCAGTTACATGCTTAGTACGTTTTGGTAAAAATACCCACAACATTAGCGAAATGAAAGGCAACGTGAGCTTTGCGCTTGAAAAAGGCAAACCCATGCTTAACTGGCAATTTAAAGGGTTATTTAGTGCGCCGGTTGCAAGTTTAGCCGCCCCTGCTGTTGATTGGGACCGTTGGGTGCGCCCCGAAGTGCTCGGCGTAAGTAACAGCAGTGATTTTAAGCTTAACGATGTTAAACGCACCCTGCACAAACTCACAGTCGACTTAGGTAATAACGTGGTATTTGACCGTGCCATTAACCATGAAGAAATAATGATAACCGGTCACGAAAGCAGCGCCAATTTTACGCTAACCGCCGAAGAACTGGCCACCTTCAACCCGTTTGACGATGTTGGCAAAGTGCAAAACTTTGAATTTACCCACGGCACTGCTGCAGGTAAAAAAGTCACCATTATTGGCCGCTATCAAATGCCGTGGCCTAAATACACAAGCCTGGACTCAGAATTAACCGGTTATGAGTTTGACGGTAAGTTAGTGCCCAGCGGTGCTGGTTATGACGAACTGACGATAGTTTTTGAATAAGGGGAGCGCCTTTTTACCTCTTTTTATTTACCTTTTACAAGGGAAGAAACAATGAAATTAAAATTACTAAACGAGTTAAAAACTGCATTGATCAGCGCCCCACTTAATTTTGAGTTTGGTGGGGTTATTTTTAAATTTACCGCAAAAATTAAATTGGTATCTGAAAGCGAGCTTAAAACACTCACTGAAAATCAAGGTGCGAATGATGGTGAGATTGTGCGCTCATTGTTAGTGGGTTGGGATGACTTTATCGACGATGGTAAAGACGTACCCTTTGATAAAAGCACCCTTGAAGAAATGCTGGCATACAGCGGCATTACTGCCCGTTTAAGTGTTGAGTGTATTAACGCCCAGTACCGTATCACTGAAAAAAACTAGCCGATGTTGCTAGGTGGTTTTTGGGCGACCTAGCAGCAGACAGTAAAACCATTGATGACGACGAAGCCCATTTTGGTGCACCTAAACAAACAGCGCCAAACAAAGACGAGACATTGTTTGTATTGCCCCCTAACCATGCGGCTGTAGTGGCACTGACTACCGCTAGCAGCCAATGGCAACGGGATAACCAAGGGGTAGAAATTGCCCTTGATTATGCCAGGGCTGATATAGCCTGGCGCTATGCAAATATAACCCTTAATCCCGATGATTTTGCAAAACTGCAAACCCTAGAGCGCACCATAATTGGACTAATAAGGCGACCCGATGAGCAACAACTTGAATTTGGCGTTACGCTTAAGTTATGACGGTAAAGCAGTTACCACCGGTGCGCGCCAAAACGTAAACGAACTAAACCGCATTCCCCAAGCGGTACAACGCCAAGTTGCCGCAAATCAGCAATTAGGTGCCAGCCAAGCCCGTATTATGCAACAGCAAGGCGCAATGACCCGCCAATTGGGGTTAATGAATAGTGCCTACGGGCAAATTGGTGCAACGCTGACTACCTTGGTGGGTATTGGCACCGCGACCATGTTTGTGCGCGATACGGGCGCAGCCCAGTTGCTAGATACACGCCTTAAAGGGCTAACTGGCTCAGCTGAAAACTACGCCAAAGTACAAGAATATTTATTTGCCACCTCTGATCGCTTAAACACCGGTTACACCACCCTTGCCGACTCTTACAGTAAAATTTTAACGCTACAAGAAGTGGGTGTTGTTACTCAAACCCAAGGTAAAGCAATTCTAGAAGGCATGGCTAACGCCGCCGCTAAAACGGGTGCGAGCAATGTGCAGCTTGCACAAAGCTTATTTGGTATGACGCAAGGGATGACTGCCGGCGTTTTACGCGCTGAAGAGTTAAACCAAGTAACAGAACCTATGCCAGGGCTTTTGCAAAAACTTGATAAAGCAGCAGGTAAAGCTGCCGGTGGTTTTAGGCAAATGGTGAACGATGGCCAAGTAACCAGCCAGATGTTTAAAAACTATCTGATCAAAGCGCTTAACGATTATGCGGGAGCGGCCGAGGCTACCGAAGGTAAAATAAACGCCAGCTTTGCGGAAATGGGGAATGAGTACCAGCGCTTAATACGCAAATACGAAGAGCCAGTAAACTTCGCTGTAACCAGCGTGGTTGACTCAATTACCGATACCATGGCGTATTTACGTGAGAACGAAGAGGCTGTGGATAATTTAGTGGTGGCAACCGGTGCATTAGCTACTGTATTAACCGGCCATTTAGTGGCAGGGTTAAGTGCCAGTGCTGCGGGTTATGTAACTAGCGTTGCGGCCAAGAACCGTGCGTTGATTGCGGATGCAGCCCTTGCAAAACAAAACCAGGCTAATGCGGTTTTAGAGCTACAGCGCGCCGCACAAATGAAAGCATATGCACAGCATACATTGGCTGTGGCTAATACCACCAACTTACGTACTGCAGCTGTTTCCCGCTTGGCTGCTGCTAATACGCGCTATACAGCAACACAAGCCGCTGCCACTACCGCTACCAATATTTATACTGCTGCCGCTGGGCGTGCAACGCTAGCAGCGCGTGGCCTTAGTACTGTAATGGGCTTGTTGGGTGGCCCCGTTGGTTTGCTCGTTACCGCTGGGCTTGGCCTTGCTTACTTTGCAAGCCAGGGCGATGACGCTACAGACTCAGTTAATAAACTTAAAGAAGCCAGTAAAGACCTAAACCCGTATGCCAATTTAACAAGTAGCCAAGCACAAGGTTTACTACTAATGGCGCAAGGTCGCATTAAAAATGCGATTCAAATGGCTGATGAAGCACGAGAACGTTTTAACAACCCATTCTTAAAGGGTAAGTTCTCGGATGTTGAGGCGGCACAACAGCGCGTGACCGACTTAAAAAATGAAATTGTGGCGCTACAACAAGTACTCGCAATTAAAGAAACTGAAAAGCCTAAGCCAGTTGTAACAAGTACAGCCCTGCCCGATAACATTAAGCGCTTAGAAGTCAGCTTAATGGGAGAGCGCGCTAGATTAAAAGATAACTTCGATAAGCAACGACAAATGGTGACCGTTGCGCGTGAGAACGATGTAAGTAACAAAGCTAAATATGATGGTATTTTAAAGCGCTTACAGTCTAAATATTTTGAAGAACAAGGTAAAATTACTGAACGTGACAGACAGGCTGAAATACGAAAAAAAAACCAAGCTGAAGAGTTTCGTAAAAATAAATTACAGCAAGAGCTTGAAGATCGCATAGCCGTTATTAAAGGCCATGCGGATCGTGATGCATTAGCTGCTTACAATAGTGAATTAGGTGTCGAACAAGCACGCCAACAAGCCCGTGTTGATGCTAAACGCCGCTCACAAATAGGCTTAGCGGCGAATGATGATGTAGGCGAGCTAAAATACAACACTGATAATCAGCTACGTGATTTAGAACGCCAAACAGAGCTCAATGCCGCTAGTGGTTACCATAGTGAGCGTGAAGCAAGTGAAGCCGCTCATCAAGAGCGCCTATTACAAATTAAAACCCGCAATATGGGGGCATTACAAAGTAATGTTTTAGCTTTTGCTAACTTTGAAAAACAAACAGAAGCTGAAAAATCTAACGCGATTGTTGGCTTGGGCGCTGCTACGTTTAAAACGATGGCTGGCCAAAGTAAGACTGCGTTTAAAGCCTATAAAGCGTTTGCCATTGCGCAAGCTGTTATAAATACCTACCAGGGTGCTACAGCTGCGTTTACTTCATTGGCCCCTATTCCTATTGTAGGGCCTGTTTTGGGTGGAGTTGCTGCAGCTGCTGCTGTAATGAGTGGTTTACAGCAGGTAAGACAAATTAAAGCACAGCAACCGGCGGGTATTGCGCACGGTGGTTTAGATTATGTGCCGAATGAATCTACCTATGTATTACAGCGTGGTGAGCGTGTATTAAGCCCGAAACAAAATACAGAAATTAGCCAAATGGCGCGGCGTTACAATGCTGGCGGCGCAGCTAATGATGGTGGTGGCTCTGGTGTAAATATACATATAACTAACCAAATTACTGTGCAAGGCGGTGCTAATGAGCAAACATCGCAATCCGTTGGCCAAGACATAGCCCGCCAAGTTGTAGGTGTTGTGGTGGCTAACATTCAAGAAAATGGGTCGATTATTCGTGCAGTACGTGGTGCAGCTTAGTTGTTAAGTATTTGAGATTGGTGTAAAAAGGAGTTTTAAAAAGCGAGGGAATGTATATGGGTAATAAAAAAAATTATAATGCAATTGCAGCAATTAGTATTGCAATATTATGCACAGCAGTTTCGATAGGATTGTTTTTATACAAATTTGGTTTTAATTTAAACACTCCAATAAAAAATTGGATTGATACTGCTACATACTTTAATAACCTCCTCTCACCTATTTTTTTATTTATTACTGTTTTACTTTTATATTGGACTTGGCGAGATACAAAGCAAGGCCTTGAACTTCAAAGAGAAGACAATTTATTTAATACTATCACAACTACATTTGAGAATTATTCAAATAACTTTATTGAAAATTCTAATAATACCATAGATAGAAATGCTGATATGAACACCAGTGAACTCTTAAGGCTAGTTGGTAATTCATATTTACAATATAGTGAAGATTACGAAAAAGGCTCGCATATTCCAGAGCAATGGGACTTAAGTACTCGAGTAACTTATTTGAATAACTTACATACGAGTAAAGCTCAAGTTAGTATTTTCGCTACTTATTCCCATCAATTGTATTGTAATTTAACAGATGAAACACATAGAACTGGCTATATGCTATTGTTCTACGGGAAATTAGGAATAGAAAAAATAATCGCCTTAGTTTTAATAAAGTATATAGTTAGAGCGAAACTAATAGATTTAGAGCAAAATGTTGATTCTCTTGACTCAGAGATTGAGTTTCTTAAGAAAGCAGCAATACTTCCTCATAAATCCCAAAATAAAAACTTTGAAACCAAGCTTTATGACGATAAGATGCTTCAAAGCTATATTAAAAGTTAGCTGTAAACCCCTTTCCAGCCGAAAAATCCCAAGCTAAATTTTATACTCGTTACCAGTGTTTTATTATGAAACTTGGTAACGATGCAACCACTACCCCTTCCCAAACGGCCTAAGCTCTCTAACTTTACGTTAGTGCCAAATAGCCAAATACACTTAAATAAAGCCAATAATGCCACAGAGGTTTACGACCTTGAAGGTGCTTATTGGGAGTTTGAAATTGAGCTTGCCAATGTGCCTGAGCGTGATGCGTTGGCGCTTGATGGTTTTATTGCTAGCTTACGCGGCCAGGTAGGCACGTTTACTTTAATTGATTACCGCCGTGAGCAGCTTGATAAAGACTTTACTGGTTATGTGCATGGTGAAAACCAAGACGGTAATATTTTAACTATTGATGGACTCCCCGCTAACCAAACCTTATTAGTTGCTGGCGAACGTATGCAAGTAGGTGTAGGCCAAAACACCGAGCTAAAAGTATTAACCCAAGATTTAGTGACGGACTCAGTAGGCAATGCCACAGTAATATTTGAATCTCCCCTACGCAAAATACCAGCAGACAACACCCTAATTACTTTTAAACAACCGGTTGGTTTGTTCCGCCTTGCTGATAACAAGCAAGGGCTTGCAAGTGCTCAGTATAAAAACGGCATCGTCACCAGCTGGAAGATTAAAGGACGGGAGGCGTTTTAATGGAAAGCCTAAACGCTGCCCTACTTGATGATTTAGCCACCAGTGGTCGCGCGCGCTTTTTTGTACGCCTGGCGTTTAAAAGTGGTGATGTTTTACTGCATACAGGTGTGGGTGAACGTCGCTTTGCTAATTTAACCTGGCATGGCGTGGGTATGCTCGGCACTGTTAGCGAAATACCCGCCAGCGATAAAAACGACAGCACCAGCATACGCTTAACCCTGCATACTCAAGACCAATCCGTATTAGCTGAGGTGGCCGAAAACGACCCCATTAGCCAAGGCTGTGAAATTTACCTTGTAACCGTTGATGAGCATTACCGCGTTAGCCAAAGCCAGCTGCTTGAAAGCGGCTACATTGTTGCCTGTGACGTAGAGCGCGGCGATGTATCGCAAATACAGCTCAGTGTTGCGGGTGAAAGCGAGCGCTGGAAAGAAGCCCGTTTAAATCAACGCTGGAACGATGCTACCCAAAAATCACTATACCCGGGCGATGTATTCTTTAGTGAACAAGCAACCGCCAATAAACAAAACCTACCTGATACACAACCTGGTAACTACATAGGAGGTAAGCGCTATGAACGTCGCCGCTAAGCTTAGTGCGTTTATTAACCAACGTAACTGTGAACCGTTTAAATGGGGCAAAAATGATTGTTGCTTATTTGTTGCGGATTGGGTGCTATTTGCAACCGGTAACGATGTCGCTGCAGACTTTAGGGGTAACTACCGCACTGAAAACGGTGCGTTTAAACAATTATTTAAACGCGGTTTAAACGATGTTCAAAGTGTGTTTAAAGACCGTTTAAACCCATCTATACCTACTGCGTATGCTCGCCGAGGAGATTTAGCAGTAGTTAAGTTTAAAGGTGACCTAGTTGGAGGTATCGTAACGGTTAATGCCGTTGTTTGCGTAGGTGAATTAGGTTTAGTTAGCTTACCCATGAACACCATAAAGGCAGTTTATCCTTTGGAGCCGCGCAATGTCTAAAGTCGTTGATACTGTTGTAGATACTGGCGGTGATATATTTGGCCTTGGCAGAAGCATTTTTGATAAAACCGTGGGTGCTCTTTGGGACTCTCTATCTCCAGAAGTACCTGAAGAAGATTTAGCGACCCTTGGCCAGGGGTTACAAAAGGGTATAGACCAGCCTAGGCGCATTACATTTGGACGCGACCTTGTTGGGGGGGTAATTGCACACCAAGCAGAAGTTGAAAAAGGTGACAAGAAATGGATGCAGTTAATTGTTTTAATTAACGGTGCGCCCATTGATGCCCTTGAAGAGATTTACATTGCTGATAAAAAGCTAAGCGAATACCCCACTGAAAGTTGGGATTATGAGTTAAGTGATGGCCGCCAAACCATTGCAAACACGAAAGCAATGGCAAAAATGGCTGGCTGGACAAGTGAGCATATTGGCTTTGGTCAAAGCTATATTTTTATAGAAATTGAAAATAACCGCGAAGTGTTTGAAGACGGCATAAGCGATATGGGTTTTTTAATACGCGGTGCTCGTGTATGGGACCCGCGCGATACAAGCCAAGACCCTGACGATGAAAGCACCTGGATTTGGAGCCAAAATGCGGTACTGTGCGCCCTGCACTATGTACGATTTTATGGTGCGTATGAGGTACCGTTTAGCCGGTTGCCGCTTCAGTGGTGGATTGCAGCCATTAATGTGTGTGACGAAAACGCCGAATTTACCGACGCTGAGGGCGTTGTGACCACTGAGCCACGTTACACAACCAACGGTAGCTTTACGTTTAGCACCAAACCCATTGAGGTACTAAACCAATTAGAAGCCTGTTTTGCTGGTAAGATATTTAGACAAATGGGCCAGTGGTATGTTCGTGTAGGTGCCTGGTATGGCAACCCTACTCACACGATTAACCAGGATGACGTACACGGCAATATTAAAATTAAGTGGCATGCTGATTTACGAGACCGTGCTAATGTTGTACGTGCCACTTTTACAGACCCAGACCAAAACTATGACCGTACTGATGCACCGCCCGTAGTGTCTGCTGGGTATCAAGCCATTGATAACCAGATACTTGAAAAGTCTATATCACTCCCATTTGTACGCAGTAGTACTACAGCACAACGCCTGGCGACAATACATTTAGAACAAACACGTTTAGGCGAAATAGAGTTACCCCTTAAACACAAAGGCTTAGCTGCAGCTGTTGGCCGCACTGTGTATTTAAACTTACCTGGCGAATCGATAAATAATAAGGTTTACCGTGTAACAGAGCGCCGCTTTAGACTAGATGGCGGCGTGACCTTAATGTGTGTTGAAGACGCCCCTGATTTATGGGCTGATAATTTAGTACCTGGTGCACAAAATTTAACGCCAAACAGTGACTATTTAGTGGGCAAACCTCAGCCTGTTTTTGATGTACGGGTTACCATTGATGGTGACGGCAATGGTATTATTAAATGGAACCACCCTGCGCCGCTTGCTGTACACGAGTACGATGTTGAGTTTATTAATACTGCTGCTAACGAGGCGGTATTTAAAACCACTGTAACTTATACGCAAGTTGTAATACCTAATTTGCAACTGGGTGAGTACACCGCGCGTATTAGCGCTAAAAACATATTTGGCCAGCGCTCATTACTTGTTGCTGTGCAATTTAGTGTACTCACCCCTACTTTGCCGACTGTGTATGTAACTGCTGATTATAACCAAATTACATTAACCGCCGAGATTACTGCAGCTGGTATTGGCACCGCGTTTGAGTGGGAGTTTTTAGGCTCTGTAGCACAACCGCAAAGTGGCGAACGTGTGCTTGCACAGATTTATAATCGCATTGGTTTAAAAAGTGAAACTGAGTATCAATTTAGAGTTCGCAGTGTTAATCACTTAGGTTCGAGTGATTGGGTAAATATTACGGCCACTACAACTACCGTTGATTTAACTGAATACATTAATGAATTACCACTTACAAAGCTCAGTAAGGACGCACAAACCCTAATAGAAGATATAAACACCCAAGTAGACCGCCTACGCCCTGAAACAGAGGATAATTTACCCGACGTACTTAATCGTACAATTAGCGAACTAAATTTAGAGAAAAAAACGCGTGTAGATATTGAAAAAGGGGTACTTGATCTATCAGCTAACTACACCGCGTGGCGTCAAGAATATGAAAAGCGCCAGCTTAATAATGAGCGCTTAATTGATGCATCGGTATATATAGACCCCGACAATGGCACGATAGTTAACCGTGCGTTTGCTTATACAGACAAAACATTTAGTGAAGCTAACATAAAAATAGACGGGGTTAATTCTAAAATAGAGTTTGAAGCTAACCGAATTACCGAGAGTGAAAATCGCTTAACGGATGCCGAGTCTAAACTGTTAGTACAAGCCGATAAAATAAACGCCAAAGTTTCATTTACTGAAATGCAAGGTGAAATTGCCAGCGCAATTGAAGCCTTAAAGCCCGCCTATAGCTGGCAATTTAATAGCAATGATGAAGATTTTATAGGCGTAGATAGCCACAGCGCATTAGGTTATGTTGTGTCGCTGAGTGCTATCACTTCACCGGCAATCAGCTACAACGCAGATGAAAACCCAATGTTTCGTTTACGTGTGCGCTTACACGAAAACGCAACATGGCTAGGGCAAATAAAATTTAATGATAATAGCAATGTTATAAATGTACCTGCGCCGGTTGGCAACGATTGGCAAACACTGCAAGTGGATGCAACGGGAACCGATGGATACACAGGCGTTATAACTATACTTGAGTTTAACTTAGGCGAGTGCGACATTGATTTTATTGAAGTAGGTAAACGCGGCGCAAATGACCTGGCTTTAAATGATATAAAACTACGTACAACAACGCTTGAAAATGACATCGATGGCGGTACGGGTATTATGGCCCAGTACGCTACAACTGCATGGGTAGACGAGCTAGGCTATCAAACGCAATCAAACGTGGACGCCATATTAAACACCTTTGATACTACGTACAAAGTCAGTGCCACGTTACAAGAATTTAGCGACAACGATACACTTCAAAAAGCCAATAACGCCGAGCAGTTTATTAACGGCGCAGAGGCTTACATTAAAAGCCAAATCACGTCCTTTAATGCTGCAGAGGGTGGCATAGATTCTAAGTTTTCAAATGTTGATCAAAAGCTCGATGCGTTAGACGGTAGTATAAATCAAAATATCGTACAAGTGCGTGGCCTAGAGCTTGACTTAAAAAACGCCGATTTAAATGCCATTTTGGCCGCTGCCAATGACTTGCTGCGCAACAACGAGTTGCAAAAGCAAGGCGTAAAATTAGCCATTGCTGAAACAAACTTAAAAGCCAATGCGAACGATCTTGAATCGGTTGCACAGTCAACATTAGACCTGTTCACGATTTTTGATAAAAGCCAAGCATCATTTAATGAACTTGTTGATGTGGTATCTAAAGATGGCCAAGCACTCGTAACGGTAGAACAAAACTTAAAAGCTAAGATAGAAGATGATACAAACAAAGCGCTGGCCACAGCGCAAGAGTATACCCGCACAGCAATTGGTTATTGTGTCGATGCCGAGGGCAATATAACCAGCGAAAACGACGCTGTTAAATGTGTAACCGATGGCGGTTTATGGGTTGATGGCCCACTAGCTGAGTACATTGCCAATATGCAAATTAGTGATGGCGATGAAACGGCCAGCATTAAAGAGCTACGCCAGTTATTTAAAACCGTTGACGGTAAATTAGTTGCCCGAGGCGGCTGGACGCTTGACAATAACGGCCGAGTAACAGGTATTGCTGGTTATAACGATGGCGATATTGCCAGCCTTGACCTTGTTGGTGATGTAATACGCCAAGGGGCTATGGTTGGTGGTGAGTTCGTGCCCACATCATATGTTGATAACTCCGATCCACTTAATCCGCAACATGTTATACGTGGCCGCTTAGAGCTAGGCGACGGCCACAAAGTAGAATCATTAGACGATATTAAAGCACAAGATGGCAACACGATTGAAATTGAGCGTGTTTACAGTGTCAATGGTCAAACGGCTTGGCACTTTCCAATGGTTGACGGCGACGTATACCAGCGAGAAAGAAAATTAGTTAATGGTGAGGCTGTTACCGGCTGGTCGGGCGCTGCAAAAATCAAGGGCGATAAAGGCGACACGCCGACGATCACCGACTTGGGTAACGGTTCGTACCAAATACAAAGTGGCTCGGATGTTATCACCATACACGATGGTTTAAACGCCCCTATTCCAACAGTGACCGACAACGGCGATGGCACCCACACCATTACCGACGGTGATGGTAATAGCATTGTTGTTAGTGACGGTGATACGCCCGTCAAAGGCGTTGATTACTTTGATGGTAAAGACGGATCTTATGTGAGTAATATTTATAAGGCCGCCACGTCAAAGCCTGAAACGCCAACGGGCGGCAGTTTTGACGGCACAGCGGAGGTTATCCCCACCGGCTGGCAAGATACGCCGTACTACGAAGAAGGAAAAATAACCTACACCTCAAAAAATAGATACCATGACACGGGCGCTGCGCTTTGGGAAAAAGGCGCATGGTCTGATAGTGCAGAGTATATTATAGAAGGAAAAAAAGGCGACGCCGGTACGAGTGCTATAAACTTCTATACCAGTGCAGGCGCGTTTTCTCGCAATGGCCTTGATTATGTAAAACAAACAAATCAAGGTTGGAACGCTGGGGTTAGCTCTCAAGAGGTGTTTGTTCACGCCACGGCCTCAGCGCGCGTTTCTTCTACTTCACAAGTCATGTTAGGGCTCAGTTATGAATCCTGCCAAGGAGATTACAACAACCTAAATTACGCTTTTTATTCATCGAATGGTGAGTTAGCCGTTTATGAAAAGGGCGAACTAAAAGGTTGGTTTGGGCCAGCGACCGGCGAAAATAGGTTAAGCGTGGTGTGGGATGGTGTATTTGTTAAGTATTACAAAGACGCTACGTTAATTTATACCTCAGCAACAAAGCCCACCGCTCCGGTGTTATTTGATTTATGTGCCTATGATGAGGGCGCCACCTTTGCAGAGCCGATTTTTGCAGCCACAGGCCATGGCGGAGAACGGGGCCTAGACGGTAGCCGAGGCTCAGTTGAGGTGCAAGTGCCCACCTCAACGGGTGCATGGTCTGACTCTACCGCTACCGCCGCTGTACCTGGCGGCATTCCTGTAGAGCATGACCGCGTAACCATTTATAAAGCCGGTGATCCAGCGGTTCAAACTATCAAGCGCTATAACGGCAGTGCATGGGTATCTTATACCTTGCACGTACATGGTAGCGCCTTAATTGAAGATACCTTGGACGGTAAGGTATTACGTGCGGGCACCCGTATTGAATCCCCTCGCATTGATTTAATTGGTAACAATTTTATGAAAATAGAGTTAGCCAGCGGTTTTGGCCCTGAGCAGCTTTGGTACTGGTATGGCCCAAAACTAATGAAAAATGGCTTACCCGATTTAGATCAATGCACCCGCGCAAACGCGACTGAATGGAAAGACGTAAACGGCAACACGTTTACAAAGGGGACATTTATTGCAGGCGCACTCGAAAGCAGCGTAAGTACCTCGCAACAAGTTAATAACCCCTCAAGGGAACTCGAATTTACATCAAACGGTAATACCATTTACTTTGCTGTGAGTTACCAGTATCGGCGTACATATTTCGGCCCAAATAACGGTGATCGAATGTCTGTGTATTGCCCATCAACTCCGATATTTCAACCAGTGTCTGGGACGCTCTATTTAGAGCGCTGGAACGGCAGCAGTTGGGTTGTTGTGGTATCAAACAGTATTACGGGTAATTACAGCTGTAGCAACGGGTTTTACGAGAGTGAGCCTGGCACCCCCAACCATCCGTACATAGCTACGACAAGCAGCCAGCGATCATTTACATACAACCACACACCAGGATCGGGTTATCAAAAATACCGAGTTAGAGCCGCTGTAAACAATTTTATTTCAGGCGCTCAAGTGGGCCAATACTTATCACTCGCGGCGAGTGAATAACAACTTTATATAAACGAGGACTAAACCATGGCAGCATATACCGCCAGTCAAGTAACAATAAGCAACGGCTCAAAAGCCGTTGTGATCAACAGCGACGAAAACCCCGAAAGTGTAGCCAAGGGCGATTTTTTATTTTTATCGGGCAGCGACCCAAAAGAAATAAACCGCACATACATAAACGATCAGCAAAAGCATGTTATAGAGCTAATCGAAAATTGGGATAGTGGCAACAAGACAAACCAACCGGCAATTGTTCTGCCAACCACCGTAGAGTTTAGAGACACGGTAGCAGCCATTAAAAATGCAAACCTACTGATTAACGATAACATGCAAGCTATGAGCGACTGGCAAAGCAAGCTTGGCACAGTCACGTTCATTGGTTTAGATGGCACAGAGCGCACCGTACCCACATTGGCGAGCTTTTTAGCAACGCTAGGCACCGCAGCGACCAAGGATGTGACAACATCGCCAACAGATACTACAGCAGGAAGGTTGCTTACTGTTGGTTATATGGGCCTAGGTGCAACAACACAACCGGAGGTGGCAGATTTAAACAATGTACCTGCGGCTGGTTTCCACCCTGTTAAGTCAGGCATTACATTGAATAACCCACTAAACACGTACCACTCAAGTGTCCTAAGAATGAATAGCCCGTTTATAGGACGAGGTGGAGAGTTGCTTATAACAAACTCAAGCAGCGATGTTAGAGCCTTGATTAGAGGTGAGTTTGGAAGTGTTAATTCTGATTGGCAAGAGCTTTACCACAGCGGCAACACTAATTTTAATGAGTTTGTGTTTAATGCGGGTAATGTAAAGTCCGCGTATGTCAGGGTGGTTGGGCAGCTTTATGTAGATCTACCAATAAACTCATTTACCTCTCCAGTAGGGGTGACGGTCACAGGTACGTTTAGCGTATTGAATGTATCCACTGGACAGACGGTTCTTAGTGGGGCCTCCCCACTGATGAGAGGTGTTTCATCAAATAAAAATTTAGTGATCTATTTCTCCAGTGCTTTTGATTTAGATGGGCAATATATTATATACGCAGACAGCGGCGGCGCAACTATAACGGTGAACTTCTAATGCTAAAATTCATAGATGACAACGACTTTTTGCTAGTCGATAAATATAAGCAAAACGATGACGGTTCAGTAAGCTGGATTTATAACGAGGGCAATGCAACTCACAGCGGCTTTATTCGTGAGGGCATGACTCGATCTATTCAAGTACCCGATGGCGCAGAGCAAGTGAAAGTAGGTGAAAAACTCGCTTTGGACAGCGAAGGCAATCAAAAGCTAGATGATGATGGACTGCCGTTATTCGAGCCCGCTTTTGAAGAACAGCAAAAGTACAAAGATGAAATAGTCGATATATGGGCCAAGCTCAAAGAGCAGGTAGAGCAAGGCGCTATAACGATAGAAGCGGATCATTTGCTTTTAGAGCAAAAGCAGAGTGCGAAAGATAGCATAAACGCCACACGCGATGCGTTAAACGATGCCGATATTGAATACAATGGCTATACATTCCAAGCTGGCGCACAGTCGCGCGAGGATATTATGGGCGCGGTGGTTACGGGTGGCGATACTATTTGGTTAACACGCGATAACCAAGAAATTGAAATGTCAGCCGAAGATATGCGCGGCCTTGGCATTGCTATCGCCAACCGTAAAAAGTTTTTAGTGTATAAGGCCCGTCACTTTAAAGATGCGCTGGACGAGTTAAGCGATGAAGCCAGCATAAAATCCTTTATCAATAACTTAGATTGGAGCGCATAATATGAGAGTAATATTTTGCACAAACAACCTGCCGCTTAGCTTGCTAATAAAGTTGGTTACATGGTCACAGTGGCACCACTGCGGTGTGATAGTGAAAGAGCAAGGCATTGATTACGTTATTCATGCAAAAGCGTTTAAAGGTGTTATAAAAGAGCCGCTAAAAAAATTCAAACTGGATTATCCAAACCACGAAATACGCATTATGAATGGCGATTCAACTGACGCTAACGACCTGCTAGGCCATAAATATGATTTTGGTGGTGCCATTGGTCATTACTTTAGCGCATGGAATGATCCCGACAAATGGTTTTGTTCTGAACTTGTTGCTTACTGCCTAGACTATGTAAACCTAGATTTTGTTGGCCGTTTCACCCCGCAGCGCTGTTACGCTATGAGCCTCAGCTATACTAGTAAGTGATGTAGCTGGTTAAACAAAAACACTGAAAACTTGCAAAACTAAGTAATGAGGAAGTCGGCTTAATATTCTAGCTGTTGCAAATTAAAAATTGGAAATAAGTTTTTAGAAAACTGCCCTACTATGTAATAAATAATAAAATAAAACCTTATTTAACATAATTTAGCTGTTCTAAAAACAAATGTTTTTTTTTCTAAATTCAAACAGCGGCTTACACATTGCAATAATCGCTAAAGACGCGCCTATCA